TTGTTGCGTTTTTAGTTGCCATTTCAAATCCGTGTAGGGATCGAACCGGTCCACTAAATGTAGTATTTGCCATAATATTATCCTCCTAGTTTCTGAACGTAATCTCTAGGCCGTCGACTATACTCGTTTACGTTCTAATTAATTGTATAGTGGGTAATTTATATATTAGTTTTGAGTAGAGTGCAAGAGGGTGTGTAATGTGGAGTAGAATTTTCCAACGATGTAGCTTTTTATTAAGTAGCTACAGAAACTTGCGGAGCAACACCTTCGACAGTGTTCTGTCTGTGGGCAATTTCAGCTTCTTCAAGCTTGATCTTTGTGATGACTTCTTTAACTTTGTCATCGATCCTGACCATTTCAAGAGTATATCTACCATTAGATAGATGCTCCTGTTCCCACTTCAACTCCAAGGACCTTTTTGCTTTGTACAGGTCTTGTATCATTTATAACCTCCTCATAGGTTATTCTATTTAACGGACCAAACATTCCCGTTTTTTCCCAAACTATAACATTTTCTCCAAGTTTGTCAAGGACAGCTTGTTCTAGTGATTCTGCGTTATCTTCTGATTGTACTTGGCATTCGCCGAAGTAGTCATAAGCCCAGATTTTTACAAGGAATTTTTTCATAGTTTTTCTTTCTATTTTATGATTGTGGCGAGACTGTGTCCCGCCACAAAAAATTATTGATTACGCACCTTCAACACCGAAGATACCTCTAGGGTCAGACGCGCCAAAAGCGTATCTTTCTCTAGCTTTGTATCTTACGTTGCCAGTATCGAAATCACCTTCCATTGCAGTTGTCAATGGAGCTCTGTTGAAATATTTCATTCCATTTGGAACATCAGTGATAATGTAGAATGAATCAGCATCAGTTAAAAAGTTATTAACTCTGTAACCTTGTGGGATCATACCCATAGATGCGATTGCATTGATATCATTATCAGCTGTACCAGTTCTACCTGCAGACTTCATCAGTCTTTCAGCGTTGAATTGGTTTTCCGAAGGAACAATCATCTTCACTCCTCTAGCTGCAACTTTGAGACCTCTTTCGTCCGTCATTTTAGCGATGTCAATCATTGACTGCTCTAATGAAGTTTCGTTAAGATCTGCCTGAGTAGCAAGTGTATTTGCGAATGTACCTGCTATTGTAGGGTGAGATGCATTAAACAAAGATACTCCGTCACCAGTATTAAATGTAGCCGTTGAAGGCAGACCATTTATTAAAGGCTCAACAGATTTAACTTGTTTAGCGTTACTCATAGATCTTGCTAAAGCTTTTGTATATCTAGAAGCTAATCTATCGTAGAGGTTATCTTCGATAGCTTCTTCTGTGATAGCAAATGCTAAAGCTACAGTCTCCATAGTGTATCTAGCAGTAAAAGTTTCTTGTGCATCGTCAAAAGACACTCCAGCACCTTCTGCTTTTACTTGTGCGTTTGCGAAACCACTTAACATTACTTCTTCTTCAAAAGCTCTGTCAGATGATTCCTCGGCATAAATCTCAGCATGCTGATTTTCATACCTTTTGTACTCCAGCCCGAATAGTGCATTCAAGCCAGGTTCTAACTCTTTTACGAGTTGCGATCGTGATATTGCCATATTATGCTCCTATTATGCGCTTACAGTTCCAGTACCAAACCATTGTGACTTGTTAGCAACAACGACTACTGTACAGAATGCTGCAGTTCCATCTTCGTTAGAAGGATCTTCTGCAATTCTTAACAATCTCCATGTGTTGTTAATGTCGTGGATTGATGCCACCGTTAACGTGTTGCTTGACTGACCTGAAATTGTGCTACCAGCGTTGGCTGCACATCCCATAGTTCTACCCATATCAAGTTCTACTGCAGGTTGGTTTGCACCTAATGCTGCTGACGTAGACGCCAAGTATTGTTGAAATGGATTGTCAATTACAAACGCTGTGATGTCTTCACTGTTTGCTGGAGTTACTTGTGAATAGTAGTTC